AGAGTGAGCACAGAAATAAAGATGTCAAGTTCGTTAAAGCAAAAGCTGCGTGGGAAGACAATTAAAATATTTGGACCTCCAGGTACAGGTAAGACTGAAAATCTGTTAAAACGTGTTCAACGATATTTAAAAAAAGGATATTCACCAGATGAAATTTGTTACATATCATTTACCAACAAAGCTGTTGACGAGTGTGTCGATAGAGTACGTAAAAGATTCAAGGAATATGATGAGGATGATTTCAAATATTTTAGAACATTACATTCTTTGGCGAGACAACAGTTTGCTGAGATTCCCGTTTTAGACCCTAGAGCTGACCTCCTGATGTTTCATACTCAGTATGGAACTGTAAAAGTTAATTATAAAGATGGCCATGACGATGCAAAAGTTTACAATAATTGGTCTTTACAAATTTACGATAGAGCAAGAAACATGAAAATAGATCCTGTTGCTCTTTACAAACAACAATCTAGAAAAGCTGTAAGATTACAGCAGTTTAAATCAATTATCGCTGGATATGAAGAATTTAAAACTATGGAACTTGAGAACGGCCAACGGACACCGGATCGATTAGACTTCACTGATATGGTTGAAAAATATGTATCGGATGGTTTAGTAGTGCCTTTTAAGGTTTTAATGGTAGACGAAGCTCAGGATCTTACACCTTTACAATGGGATATGGTTGTTAAGATAGCACAAGGCGTAGATAGAGTTTACATAGCAGGAGATGATGATCAGGCCATTTACGAATGGAATGGTGCTGATGTAACATTGTTCCAAAGGTTTCCAGGTAAAGCTTTAGTCTTAAAAAAATCTGTGCGTTTAAATAAAAACATACATTTTTTTTCTAAATGTTTACTTCACAGTATGGGTGATAACAGAGTTCAAAAAGAATTTTACTCAAACCAAAAAGAAGGCAGCGTTCACAAATGGAATTCTTTGAAGAAAGTTCCTTGGGATATGGAAGGCAGCTGGATGGTATTGGCTAGAATAAATGATGTTAAGAAAGAGCTGCAACAGGAGGCACGTAACTTATCTTTGTATTATCAAGACGTAAAAGGTAACAAATCTTTTGACCCATCACAATTTATGGCAATAGAATATTGGAATAAGATATGTGAAGGTGGTTCTATAAATAGACAAGAAGCGTGTACCATGTACGAATATTTATTAAACATAGATCACGGATACCGGTCATCGGACAGCAAAAAGTGGAGTTTTGCTCACCCAAATCAAGTATTTAATTTTGATGAATTACATCTCAGATGTGGTATGAGAGATGAAAAAGGACCATGGAATCAGGTGTTTAAAAGAAAATTTAAAGATAAAGATAAACAATACTTCAATAAATTAATGAAAGAAGGTGTGGATCTTACTCAACCACCAAAGATAATTATAGATACTATTCATCAAGTAAAAGGTGGTGAGGCTGACAATGTGGTTCTTGCTAGTAAATGTAATTTTCCATCTCATTTTGACAAAAAGAATTTGCAGGAGAAGGTAAAAGAGCTAAGAGTTTGGTATACAGGAGCTACAAGATCTAAAGGAAGTTTACATTTATTAGGAACTTATCATCAATATAATTTTCCATTAGGAAAATATTACAAACTATACGAGGCAAATTATGTTTAAGAGAATAATAATCGATGCCTTAACAGATAGATACAACGCACAAATATCTGAGGCAGAGGCTACAATAAAAATATATTTAGAAAAACCTGTTGGGATTGGAGAACATCCACAGCACATAGATGAAGTAGATAAATTAATTGAAAAAATTGCTAACGCAGAGGAGAAGTTAAGAATATTACAGGAGTTTAAACTATGACAAACAAAGACTTATTTGATGAAGCGTTTCCGCAGGATAAGCAAATCGGGGGGAGTCACTATAAATTTTTTACGATTCAACCATATGAGTTTATTTCAAAAAATAATCTCTCTTTTTTTCAAGGAAACGTTATTAAATATGTATGCAGGTATCTATATAAAAACAAAATAGAAGATTTAGAGAAAATAAAACACTATTGTGATTTAGAAATAAAAAAACTTAAAGATACAAAAAAATGAACAACGTTGTTCAAGAGTATAATCAAGTTTTAAATAAATTAATTAAACGAAGTAACACAAAATTATTTTTTAATCATGGATACTATGATGATAACCTGGCGGTGTATGACCAAGATGACATGCCTTGGAAAAACAATATAAATTTATATTTTCATTTGTTAAGAATTGTAGGTTTAAATATGAAAGACATTTCATTATTAGATATTGGTTGTGGTCTAGGTTATGGATCACACTTATTAAAAAAGTATTTTGGTTTTAAAAAGGTTTGTGCCATCGATATTAATTCAAACTCAATCAACCATGCAAAAAATTTATTTAATGACGTAGAGTACGATTGTCAAAATGCAAACAAATTAAATTATGATGATAATTCATTTGATATTGTTTACAACATAGAAAGCAATCATTGTTACAGAGATGATAAAAATTTTTATAAAGAAGTTAAAAGAGTTCTAAAACCAAACGGTCTTTACTTAATGACAGATCCATTTGAAATAATGGATGATTTAATTTTTGAAAAAAATATAAAAGATGTAGGCCTGTACATGTTGGAAAAAAGAAACATAACATTTTTTGTTTTAGGTGCAGTGCTGGATGAAATAAATTATTTTAATAAAAGACATAATTTAGATGAAGATGTAAAAAAATTTTACATAGATTTATACAAAGATAAAAAAATTGTTTATGAAAATTTACATAATTACTATATAAGCTATGTGATTAAAAAGGTAGGATGACACATCAATTAAATTTTATTTACAATGACAGTGATTGGGTTTGCCCAAGTGAGTATCCTGACCTGTCACAGGCAAAAGAAATAGCTATCGACCTGGAGACAAAGGATCCAAACATAAAAAACAAAGGTGCTGGTTGGGCTACATTTGATGGACACATAGTTGGTTTTGCAGTAGCTGCTTATGATCAACAGTGGTATTTTCCGATTCATCATGATGCTGGTGGTAATATGGACTCAGCAATAACCTGCGCATGGATGCAAGACGTTTTAAAAACTCCTGCAGTCAAAATATTTCATAATGCAAGTTATGACGTTGGTTGGTTAAAGATAAATGGTTTTGATATCAATGGTCCTATTGTAGATACTATGATTGCTGCTGCCTTAATAAATGAAAACAGATTTAGTTTTAGTCTTAACGCTTGTGCGAAAGATTATCTTGGTGAAATTAAAAACGAAACATTTTTAAATGAGAAAGCAAAAGAGTGGGGGATAGATCCAAAAGCAGATCTTTGGAGACTACCTGCAGGCTACGTTGGTTTTTATGCAGAGCAAGATGCTGGATTAACTTTAAGGCTTTGGCAACATTTTAAAACTGAAATTTCAAAACAAAGCTTACATGATGTTTGGGAGATGGAAATGGAACTGTTACCTATTTTAATTGAAACAAGAATGCGGGGCATAAGAGTAGATGAAGCAAAAGCTGCAGCTCTTAAAAAAGAATTTGTTTCACGTGAAAAAACAATTTTACAAAAAATAAAAAAACAAACTACTTTTGATGTAGACATTTGGGCAGCTAGATCAGTGGCTCAAGTGTTTGACAGGATTGGGGTTGATTACCCACGGACACCGAAAAGTGATGAACCTAGTTTTACCCAAAACTGGTTAGTAAACTGTGATAACCCGATAGCGCAACTAATAAGACAAGCAAGAGAAATAAATAAATTCCATTCAACATTTATAGACTCAATTCAACGTTATGTTCATAAAGGTAGAATACATTCTGAAATAAATCAACTAAGATCTGATCAAGGTGGTACAGTCTCAGGTAGACTATCTTACTCAAATCCAAACCTGCAGCAGATCCCTGCTCGTAACAAAGAGTATGGTGATAAGATAAGAAGTTTATTTTTACCTGAAGAAGGAAAACAATGGGGTAGTTTTGATTACAGCCAACAAGAGCCAAGATTGGTGGCACACTATGCAGCAAGTGTAGATGAACAATTTACAGGCGCAGATGATTTTATAAATGCTTACAAAAACGAAGCTGCAGACTTTCATCAAATTGTAGCTGATATGGCTGGCATATCAAGAACTCATGCAAAGACAATTAATTTAGGATTATTCTATGGTATGGGTAAAGCTAAATTAGCCAAAGAATTAGGTATTTCAAAAGACGCTGCTGAAAATCTTTTAAATAAGTACCACTCTAGGGTACCTTTCGTTAAGAAATTAGCTGAAGCTGTCACTAACAGTGCCTCAAAATATGGCTTTATTCGAACAATAAGGGGTCGTAAATGCCGATTTGACATGTGGGAGCCTGCTACCTTCGGGATGAACAAGGCCATGCAATACGAGGAAGCTAAGGCTATTTATGGTAATAACATTAGAAGAGCTTTCACCTACAAAGCCCTAAATAGGCTCATTCAAGGATCAGCTGCAGATCAAACAAAACAGGCTATGATAAATTGTTACAAGAAAGGTTATAAGCCTTTACTACAGATTCACGATGAGTTATGCTTTTCTATCAACCATGAGGAAGATATTCATGGGGTAAAGGAGGTAATGGAGAATGCTATCGAAAACCTCAAAGTCCCATTCAAAGTGGACGTTGCATTGGGAAGAAGCTGGGGTGAAGCCAAAGAATAAGTGTCCAAGATGCCAAGGAAAAGGTTTTGTTGAAACTTGGTACGATGCTTCAGAAAGCCATAAGATTACTTCTGACTGTCCTCAGTGTCGGGAGGAGATTGATCTTCCTTCTCTTCGGAAGGCTGGTCTTTAAACTCCTCTTCATAAATTTTTTTAAGTTCCTTGTAATAGTTTGGGTGTTTCCATTCAAACGTCATTTGCTCTCCTTTTATTTTTTTATTTACTATTATACCACGAGCAAAAATTCTATTTTTTAATTTGTTGAATAGTAGACGACTGCCTGTAACAGGGGTTTCATTCTAGATGCGACACTGAATGCTTTTTGGAAAATTTAGAGCGCACTAGCCTTGGGAATAAAATTGATTTTTTTTTGCTAGTCTAGCTAGCTATATCGTAAAGACCTTTTTTTGCGTCTTCAACACTTTGATCATTAATCTTAGTTCTAAGATTTTTGATCTTGATATCGATCCACTTCATATCAGGAGTTACTCTACCCTGCTGCAACGCTTTGGTTGCCCACTGTGACTCCAACTGAAGTTTTTCCGATATTAACTTTTGTAGTTGCATCTCGGTCAACCTCCTCGAAGGTTATAAAAAGTTTATCTGGATTTAAAAAACCACCAGCATCCTTCTCTATTACATCTCCTGACTCAACCTTCTTATAAAACGTGTCAAGAGCAGCTTTATCGTTCTCAGCCTCAAGCATCTCATCAATTAATATGTTTTTATATTTTGCTTGGACGCGATATAGCTTCATACATCATTATATATCAAAGTGTGACCTA